AAGGTGCGATTATGGAGAATAGTGATGTTACAACAAGGGCTTCCCCTTACTATCCAAATGCATTCAGCACAACAGGTGCACTTGAAAACTTTACAGGTGGCGAAGGTCCAGTTCTCAAATCTGCTGGCGGTAATATACAGAAGTACCAAGACCAGCAAATCAAAAAGAGTATCGAAATGCTATCTCGCCGCATAAACTGAGCGGCGGGTGATGGCTTGATTGAGACTCCTTTGGATATACTAGATTCTCGTAGGCGAACTTTTCTTAAAGCGTATTACGATGGTATAGGTTTATCTGAAGCAGCGTCTGAATATCTTGATGCTTATTCAACTGTCACCAAGATGGACATTTATCATGAGGGTGTTTACAACGAGAACATTCTTCTTATGATTGCAAAACAAGAAGAGGTAGATGCAAGTCCTTTCCCTGAATATGGTCGAGATTTTTTCGCCGATGACCCTCGTTATGGAACTTATGCAATGGAAGGTGTTAATCAAGAAGCCATGTCGGAAGGCTTCGGTGGTTTGACGATGGAATTCCCTACTCAGTATCGTAGGGACACGAACGCTACTAATTTTGATTTCGCACCTAGACCTGATGCTAATATAAACGACGTGCACCATTTGATGCCTGAGAATAACCCTATACAATCTATGGTCAGGCATACATTTTCAGACGGAACACAGAAGGATATACCCGCTTGGTATGCAGCGATGTTAAATTACTATGCAGTTTCAGAGGATGATAAGTACCATGCAGGTATGTCTAGGGCAGAATATGACCATGGTAGAATCAAAGGTTGGTTAAAGGATGGTAGAGAAAAAAGAAACATAAGAAGTGTCGCAAATAGATCAGACTTCTTTGATTCGATGGGTAGAGTAATGCCTGAAATTGATATGGACGGTACTGGTTTTAAACGCTTATCGGACTTTCCTCAATATGGTACTCCTTTGCAAAAGATAGAGAGAATGCGTGAGGAGGTAGAAAATGGTGACTTTACTCTTACTGATTATTTGCATGGGTTTGAAGGTTTAACTTTGGAACAAAGAAATGCAATATATGATGAATTGATGGAGAATGGTTATGATGACACTGTTGAATCTTTTACAGGCACTAGTGGTCTTAATAAAGATAACATTAGGTTCAATTTAGGATTAAGGATGAAACCTTTGATGGACTTTTTAGTTAGGCCTACTAGTCACGCATCTGATAACCACTTTGCGGGTCATGAGCCTGTTGCAAAGGAGCATGAGGAGATACCTCACCACGTTTACGACTCTATGACTAAGAATGACATTTACCAATTACATAGGAATGTGTATAAAATGTTAGGTCTTGATGAAAGAAATAAGGCACGAATCGAAAGCGTTGCAAAAAATATTTTTGAAAAGGACCCTGATATTAGTGAGAATGAGGCACTGGCTTTAGCCCGTGAGCAAGATTTGCTATCCTATGATATGTTCAAGTTTGATGGCGAAAATTTCTCAATGAAAGAATTGAACGACGAACCGGCTGCAAACTTTGACCACTGGTGGCACAAAAAGGCTAACAGAAGCAATCTAACTAGAAGCGGCTTTTACGCATCAATAGGTTGGGATAATGAAAGGGGCAAATTCCACGAGTTAGGTGAAAGTCCACATTCGCAGTTTGTCGCTTATACTCGACCTAGAGAACATTTTCAGAACAGAATAAAAGACATTGAGAAAAACATGAAGACCGGTAGGGATGCAATATACGAAGGAACTCATCTTCGTAATCAGGCAATACCTTGGTTGAGTAGGAGAGTCAAAGTGGATGACTTTGGTGACTTCATGAATGAAGACCACAGAGGTTTTAATGACATATTTGCAGAAAAGTTTCAACACAAGGGAGGGCACCATTTAGATCCTAACAATGCTCTTAGAGTGTTAGCCCCTATTTTTCATCGTAATGGTAAAAACCTCCTATTCGACGTAGAGCACCCTGAAGATTACAGTAGACGCTCTTTGTTGTTTGAAAATCCTGACGAAGATTTGTACTACATAGGTCCTAAAGAAGAATACCAACTTGATGCTTTGGGTGCTGAAACCGAGCCTAAACTTTTGTTATCTACATCAAATGCATTATCTTGGGCAGGTCAACCACAACTGACTAGATTCTTTCACCGGATATACGAAAATGATGCTTTCACTAATTACGCTAGAGATAAGGAAGCAGGCTTAAACCCGGATATACCTAAACCAATCAAAAGAATAATGCGTTCTTTAGGCAGCATACCTCATATCCATAAACCGAAAGAAGGAGAAAGCGAAACCAAGTATAACAAGAAAAAGGAGTATAGGTCTAAGTTACTTGGAATGCAAGAAAAAATTAGTCCCTCTGCCCACCTTGGTCAGTATCTAACACCGTATTTTGGTGCTGGAAAAGGTACGGGTGGGCTTACTAAAACTCCTAGAGGCTCTACTCACTCAGTTCCTTCAACTAGGCATAGTAGCGAAGGGCATATTGCAAACATGCAAACTTCTGACCCCAGTGTGAATCAAACTCATTTTAGGCGATTATCAGGCCAAAGCAAAGCCGGTGATGACGGATATGAAGCAATACAAAACAACTTCCGTAGAATGGGACCTGATGCAAAGCGTACAGAAATTTCAGACGTAGATCAACAAACTAGGGCCGATTTCAAAAAGGTAGGTGAAGGGTACAGGAGACAAGAGGGTACTGGTGCAGGTAATGAACCTAATATGCCTCAAGAGCAAAACGTACTGGGCATCAATGAAAGAGTACCTTTCAATGAAGTAGTAAGTCAATTACTTGACCATCTTAACACTAGGGATGACATAGAGAAAAAAACAAAATTGCAAACTGCATTTGATGACGCTACTAAAGAATTAGATGAGCGCAGAAGACAGATAGCGTATCTTGAAAATACAAGCAAAGAAATTCGTGAAAAAATATCTGAGTTAGGCTCTGATGAGTATAGGAAAAGAGCGAATTTGCTTAACAGATTAAAACAAACAGAGGAATACTTGCAGCAAAGACAGAATCTCAGCCCCTCTCCTAATGAATTAGCAACTCGTAAAAAAACTGCTAAGACAAAGTTAAACAATTATTTAGACGGTCCAATGCGCCACAAGCGTCAACTTTTAGATTTGGCAAATGAGTATTTGATTCTGCACGACCTTGAAGCAACTGACCAACCTACAATTGATAGGATTAATGAATTAAAGGAACAGATAACAGAAGAGAATCAGAAGTTGCTAGACTACCCCTCAAACAAAATTTTTAACGAATCACACAGAAAACATGTGAATATAAAATATGATTCTGATATGAATGCTATTGGCATGAAAGTCAACGAAATGAGGCGACTTCTTGATTCACAAGGTATTTCGATTGGTGACGACCCATTTGAGATGTTATCGAATTTAATGGTGCTTGCTCATGAGGCAGAACGTAGTCTGCACAGCCATGAATCTACTGGTGACAACGATCCGTATAGGACATACAATGAATCAGTAGATGATGAGAAGACTGAGTTGCATGACGGAGGTAAGACTCACAATTCAATCAGGGCTTTGTTAGAGGCAAATGGGCATAGCATGAATAACTTGAATTCGGGATATGGTATGTTTGATAATGACAATAGTGGCGTTAGTCAGGCCATTGTAAACAGAATGATGAACATAACTAGGGCTAATTCACATCTGCCCGAAGACAAGCGTACAGATATATTCAATCGCACTAAGCAAATGTCTGTCAGAGAATTACTTTCAGCCATGCATCCCGAACTAGACAAAGGGTTCACACCGGCTGAAGGCTCAGAGCAAATCCGAAACCTGCAGAGTTTACTTCATTTAGATGATAGTTACAAACCAACTAAGAAAACTAAGGAAATAGCAAATAAGTTAGGTTTACATCTCATTCCTCCAAAGGGTGACGAGTTTGGCGGTTACGATAGGTTGTTGTCCGGTCACTTGGTAGTAGACCCTTCAGCAGACACAACTGGTATTACTCACATTACAACTGCATCTATGAAAAATAGGATGCAGCCAATATCAAACGTATCTAAAGAAGGTGGGCTAGGTATAAACTGTTTCTTTACAGACCCTAACATCTCCTTCAAGTATTCAGGTTACCAACCAACTATCAAACCAATCATAGGTAGTAATCACAAATTCGTTGGCTGGGAAAAGGTAGAACCTTACGAATATGATTCAAGAACTCCCCCAAGGTCTATTTATGAGCAGGGTGTGCCCGAATTGATGCAATACTTAGGTCAAATTGATACTAGTCGTTTGATTAGGCCTGCTGCGCATAGCAGCCTGTTTAGTAGAGCCGATGAGCAAGATGCTACAATGTTGCTTGCGTCACTTTCTAATCCTGACATTATGCTCAAGAAAGACGGCGAATATCCAATCCTTCAACCAATGCACCGCATATTCAAGTTAGATGATTTGGAACACCTTCGTGGATTTAGCGGGGACTGGATTGTGTCTGCTATGCCTGAAGGTCCGAGAGCATTCGTAGAGAAGAAAGATGACAAGATTACAGTTAGAGGTGATTTCGATCTTGATGATGACACCAAGAAAAACTTCTCTAAGATATCTAAGAAAAACTTTGTTGTTGATGTCGTGCTTGCGGGTAAAGAATACAATGTCATAGATATTGTTGAGTACGATGATAGCGACGTGCATGACATGCCTCTACAAGAACGCATAAAGATTCTAAGAGGCACTATGGAAAGCACGGAGAATGTGCTACTACCGGCTGCCCACAATCTAAGATTAACTGATGATGTAGGCTTAGAAGTAATAGTCAAAGATTTACTCAAGGAACACAAGCGATTGGTACTAAGAGATGCTAACTCTACCTATATGAAAGGAGAAAGTCGCCATCCAAAGTGGGTATTGTATGATGAAGGCCAAGATGTCAACTTGATGGTTCTTGACAAGAAGGGTACATCTTCCTTTACATATCGATTAGGCACAGGCCCTATTACTCATGAAGACTCGTTAGGTGAGCGCGCTGTTGAGTATAAGGGCGACACGTACATGGATGTAGGTACATCATTCCAATCTGAAGATGAGTATGAGGTCGGAGATATAGTTACAGTAAATGTAGACAGTATCTCTGTAACTGGAAATGTAGATGGCGTTGACATTTATACTGTTAGTAGTAATGAAATTAAAGGAGAGGCGGAAGGTGAAGGTGTTTCTAGTGTAGAGACATTATCGATGTTCACCAAGTCAGAACCTATGATGTGGCCTCATGAAATTGATAGGGATGGGGATAGAATCGTAATCAAGATGGCTGCTGGCGACGTGAGTTATCGTGCATCATCAATCAATGGTGAATGGTTCATGTTTAATCCAAAGGCTGACAACGGCTGGCTTATTAGATTATCAGAAAGCCAAAGGCCGTTTTGGTCTTCAGTGGTAGGCGTTATGCTGAAGGCCGATTTGTCATTGTACGATGATGAATCTAAAGCAGAAGTGCACGAATCTAAAAATGATGGTAAGCCATTAATACCTCCAAAGAAAACAAAAAATACTAATTTTTGGGAATCTGAAGTAGATGATGTAATTGAGCACAAAAAGAAAGTCAAGCGCCTGTTAGCAAAGAGTTTGACTTTAGCATCTTCTATGTTGAAGTCAGGAGTAGGTGCTGTGGGTGATTCTAGCACAGGTGCTATGGGACTTGGAATAGGTTATGCAACACCTATAGAATCACCAAGTGGCCCTACCAGTCTTGTTGGTTCCAAGACTATGCCCGATCATGATGCTAGGGATATTGAACGTGATAACAAAGAGCGGGCCAAGGATAAAAAAATGGGCTACAGAGAGTCTGTTCCTAATGATGAACAAGGAGAACTGTCTGTAAATAGAGACAAGGCTGCTTTCGTATCTTATTAAATAGTATGAACAGTGTAATTATTGGCATGGCACCAGCGGCTGCACTGAGGACATCTACCTCTGTCCATCCTGCTAGTATTGCCATAGTCAAGTCATCCAATGACCTAATTATTGCTGGCTATGCATCTGTAGAGATGGTAGACAAGCAAGGTGACTTGATTACTCGTGGAGCATTAAAAGATGCCTTTGGTAACTTTATGAAAGCAGATGGCTTTCGCAATGTTCAACTAGCACACTCAAACATTCAGGTCGGTGAAGTTATCAAGGCTTACACTGACTCTGATGGTAGACTATGGAAGTCCGGCGTTGATGACGCTGGCATGTTCGTTGTCATCAAACTTAGAGATGACATCGAGAAGGCTCGTGAAGTAGCCAATGAGATTCGCAAGGGTAACCTAACTGGGTTCAGCATTGGAGGACAGGCGTTTAAGCGCATTAACAAATCTGATGTAAAGCATGGAAACTATACTGAGATTTCCAAGTTAGAACTACACGAAGTTACTATTTGTGAAAAGGGGATTAACCCCGAAGCATCCTTTAGAATACTGAAGGAGGACACTACTATGACAAACGACGTAGACGCATTGGGTGAATTGGCATCCGTAATAGATCGTTTATCTAAGCAGTTGGACGACATGGACAAAGAAGATGAAACAAAGGGCATGCACGAAGAAATGAAGGGCATGCACAAAGACATGGGAGAAAAGGGGGAAAAACCTGATTTCCTTGACATGGACAAAGATGGTAACAAAACGGAATCATTGGAAGACGCATTGGAAGACCGTGACGAAGACGAAGATGACGACATGGATATGGACGACAGACCAAAAAGGAAACCTAAAGAAGAATTAAGACTAGCCGAGGACGACAATATGGCAAAGGAAGAAGAAGAAGATGATAAGAAAAAAGAAATGAAAGACAAGATGTACAAGGATGACATGGAAAAGTCAGAGTACAGCGATGTCATTACTAGCGAATACCTAGATTGGATGGAGAACACTTTGAAGTCCGCTGGCGTAGACACTGGTGCTGCTCGCTCACACTTTGACGGTGTTGCTAAGGCTAACCTCGGCAGCACTCCTGAGCAGATTGGAGATGGAGCAGACTACTTCGGAGGCCAAGTAAAAGGCCGTGCAACTGAAAGTGGTTCACCATCAACCAGTGCTATTTCCCGTGCAGGACTAGGCGGAGGCGGCGATGTTGCTAAATCTTACCTAAACCCTGACAATGTTTCCCCATCTGAAATTGAAGACGCATATGAAGTCTTTAAGGCAGCAGCAATGGAACAGCAGTTCAAGAACAACTTGAACGATGTGTTCTCAGAGCGCTTGCAAAAGGAACTAACATCAGAAGCACAGACTCGTGCAGCAGCACAGTTTGACGCTCGTGGCCCTCTCGCAACTATCGAGAAGGCAATTTCACAACTAAGTGACAGAATCGATAACATCGGTTCTTCAACAACTGCGGAAATCCGCAAGTCAACAAACCACTCCACAGTAGAAATACCATCTACAGAGGAACTAGCAAACATGTCGTGGGACGAAGTACACAGTCTCGCAGGAAGTGTTTGGAACTAAATGGAGGAATGAATAATGGCACGAAATTACACACGCACAGTACAAGACATGGAACGCTACTACTATGGAGCAGGCACTAACATGGGATTCGGTTACTCCGGTAGCGAACTTCTCAAGGCAGACGCTCCAATGCTAAGCACAACCGCTGGAACATACCAAGCAATCTACGGACGCAAAGTATGGTCACAGTTGAACCAAGAATTTAACGCATTCTCTATCCTTCCTAAGAAACCTTGGGACCGAAGTGGATGGAGAGTTGTAACTGCAAAGCCTTCGACAGCAGTCGGTGGCGGTATTGCAGAGAACGGCACACTGCCTGATACTACAAAGCCTACATTCCAAAATGTTGCAGCAAAGCCTAAGACTATCGCACACTCATTCGATATGTCCGAGGTTGCAATCTTCTTGAATGACAAGGATGACGGACTTGGCGACATTCGCTCTGTCCTAAAGGAAGAGATGGGTAAGCACCACGCTGAGCACATCAACCAAATGCTATTGGAAGATGTTACAACAGCAGCAGGTAACGATCTTGAATCACTTGACAGAATTACTACTGGTAACAACAGCATGACATCCGGCACTCACTACGATGCTGGTGACGAAGATATCTACAGCATTGACCGCAGTGCAAACACTTGGTCCTTTGCTGAAGATTCTGCTAACAGCAGTTCTACTAACAGAACATTATCACTAGACCACCTAGACGAGATATTCAGACTTGTTTGGGAACGTGGTGGTAATCCAAAGGTTATGCTAACAGGATATGACACTCTAATGAGAATCCAGCAACTATTGCAGGCTCAACAGAGATTCATGGAAGAGAAGCGTGTTGTACCAACATACAACGGCGTTAAGGGTG